AGGTAATGGTTCGTCGTTCATGAAAAATCTTGAACGGCATTTGCGTTATGAAGTGGACCTCGAAAAATACGAGGCAAGAAAACGCGAAATAGAATGCGGCAAGGAGAACCAACACGCTGGCGTAATGGACGGAGTTGGACAACTGAAAGCAACCATCCCCGCTCGCGAATACTTTCGTTGGATGCAATTTAAACCGGGCTGTTGGGGGGATCGGCAATTCGTGAATGAGATGCTCCGCGATAATCCTTCTTTCAAAGCAAAATCATTTAACAAGAAGACCTTCCAAGGAGGCTTGGAACTAGCATGAGGCCAATCGCGGTAAGCGTACTTACGACTAACCTGACAAACATGGTTGGCGTGGATGCTTTGCTAACCGCAGAGTCCACCGCAGCAGTTAGAAGCTTTAACCGCTTTGGACGCTTGGCATGGGAGCGTACCGCCTGGCCCCTTGCTTCGCGGTTAACTCAAGTCATCCCCGATGTCCGTGTAAGAAGCGTAGACGTTGGGAGTGGTGGCGCATCCTATACATCCGCCCCTACCGTTGCATTCAGTGGGGGTGGGGGTAGCTCTGCCGCAGGAACCGCAACAATCAATTCCGACGGTGAAGTCAACGGAGTTGCGATGACGAACAACGGTACGGGATTCACGGGAGTTCCCACAGTGTCCTTTTCGGGAGGTGGTGGAAGTGGAGCAACTGCAACTGCCAACCTCTTAGCTTACCTGGACTTTGGAACCACGATTGGCGAAATCTTCCGAGTGACAGAACAAGATCCCTATGGCTTGGGTAATGCAAGTGACATCGCATTCCGCAACGTCTACGTCACCGGAGCGAGCGAATACGGAGAAGCAATCTTACCCCAACGCTCATCCACCTCGCCTGTTTGGGTGTACTACAGAAGTCCTTATCCGAATTACGCAAGCAACGCTACTGATTTCCCGTACCTCTTTGCAGAGTACGTGGTCCTCGGAGCATACGGGGATTGGCTTTCCTCAGACGGCCAACAGGACAAGGCACAAGCAATTTATCAACAAGCGGAATCCGTCTTGCAAGTAGAGTTGGATAAACTCGAAAGACAAGAGGGACAAAGCCAACCACTTTTAATCGAAACATACGGCACAACCATTGCCACAACTGCTTAACATTATGGCATCTACATCAGAATATCGCGGCCTCGGACTTAATGGGGGAACCTACATTAACGATACTGCTAATCACACAGGAGACTTCTTTTGCTTTCTTGCAACTGAGGACACTGTTTTAGCAAGTGTCACAGGTAACATTGACAACATTGCTGACCTTTGCACGGGCCAAGATGCAACTGTTCTGTCAGCAAATAGCGCTATTTACGGACGCATAAAATCAATCCAGTTAACTTCCGGCGCAGTAATAGCGTACAAGATGTAAGATGATTTCACTTGATCTCATAGTAGGAGTACCAAGGTCATTTACAAGTGGTGGCACCCCACCAATCGACGGGGCATTGAGGGCTGAGAGTGGCCCATTTTTAAACTGCGAGGACGGGAGCATTCTCGCCTTCGACTAAAGGACAAATAAATGGCTAACAAAAAGATTTCAGCACTCACTTCGCTAGGCGGCACACCCGCCAATGACGACATCATTCCAATCACCGATATTTCGGACACATCAGGGTCCGCCCAAGGGACGACTAAAAAAGTCACGGTTGCGAATTTATTGGCAGGCGCTTCGGCTCCCGTCACCTCGGTCAATTCATTGACGGGTGTGGTATCGATTGATGCGGGTAACCTGGCAAACTTTGATTTCGACGGGAATGCGATTCTTGGATTTGACGCAACCCTGAACGATCAAACAGGCACGGCTTATACTTTGGTGGCCGCCGATGCTGGTAAAATCATAACTTGCAACAACGGTTCTGCCGTGACGGTCACCGTCCCTTCGGGCCTCGGTGCGGGCTTCACCTGTTCAATCATCCAAAAGGGTGCGGGCCAGGTTAGCTTCACCGCTTCTTCGACTACCATTAACAATCGGCAAAGTCACACTAAGATTGCCGGGCAACATGGAGTCGCATCCTTGGTTGCTACGGCGGCCGACGTTTTCGTTTTAGCAGGAGACACCGCAAGCTAATGAGTTTGGTTTTACCAACATTCATCGGGTTCGTTCAGCCTGCAAGCGGAGGCGGAGGCGCATTCGCAAACGCCCTGTCGGGAAGCTTCGACGGGACGGATGATTATGCTACCGCTACCCTTGGCTCGCAAGTTTTTGATGGAGACTTTTCTATATCTGCTTGGTTTAACGCAAGCACATCACCACAATATCTGACTTTGTTACAATTAGGCGATCAAGCCGCTTACACAGATGGTTGGCGGTTATACAGGAACTACAATCAGTTACAGTTTTGGGACGGAGTGGGTGGATATAGTTTAATCTTAGAAGGTGGTTCAACATCCACTAGCTCATGGTATCATGTAGCGATAACTAGAAGTGGAACAACTTGTACATTATATTTGAATGGAAACTCAACCGATACAGGTACAAGCTCAGAGACTTTCACATCAACGGCATTTAAAATATCTTTTACAACTTTACCTTTCAACGGGTTAATAGACGAGGTTGCTTTATGGGACTCTGCCCTTTCCGCCTCCGACGTAACCGCAATTTACAATAGCGGAGTCCCCGCCGACCTATCTTCGCTTAGTCCTGTTAATTGGTGGAGATTCGGAGACGGAACAGGTGACACGGATTCGGGAGGTGGCGCACCTGCAAATGGTGACACGATTGGGACCGTTGTTGACCAAGGATCAGGCGGTAACAATGCGACAGGGACGAACGGTCCGCTTTATTCTAACTCCGTACCATCTTAATCTTATGAGCAAAAATTACGTAATCATCGACGCTTCGGACGTCTCCTCAATCGACTTCGATCAGGTCATGGAAACCTCGGCGGATACGCTGAGATATTCACTCGACGGTTCTCAAACTTTCGTAAAGTTCGAGGGATCGACCCCAAGCTTCCTTGAGGGCAAAACCCAATACGATCATTCGGAAATTCTTACCATTCTCGCCGGCCCCGAATGGACTGACCCCGATGGCCCTCCAGGTGGATGAACCGATGCCACGCAATCCTTGCAGTCGATGCCATTTTGCTCCTTGTCATTGTGATCCTCACAGGATGCTCGATGAAGCAATGGTATCCGACTGTGGGAGCCGTAGTGGGAGGAGGAGCGGGAGCAGCGCTTGGTGGTCCCGGCATAGCGGCAGTAGGAGCGGGGAGCGGAGCGCTAGTTGGGGAAGTTTTGCAGGGCAACAAAGAGGTGGCCGAAGCGAAGGAAACCATAGACGCACTAACCCATGGCGATGTTTCGGCACTCGTCCAACAGGGCATGGCCAAACACGCGAGTGGTTTCGACGAATTTACGAGTTATATCAAAAAAATATTAATTATAGCGGCCTGTATTCTTGGGGCATACCTCTGCATCCCAATTTTCGTAGCCCGAAAAACCGCAGAGACTTGTTCTAAAACTGCCGCAGAAAGACACATGACAAGACCTCCCTTCCCGACAAATGAAAAACTTTAATAATTTAATCGAGCTTTACCGCGCGATGACTACCCAAGGCAAAGTGATCACTTGGTTCGCAGCTATTCTTATCTCAATCTTAATCCTAGACTGGTTGTTCTAATGATTGATCGCGACTCACTCTTTGGTATCGGTGGCACAATTGCCACGTTCTCCGGTTCACTCCACGAATGGATAGGAGTGGTAGCAGGATCTTTGACCATTGTTTTCATGTCGGTTAAAATCGTCCAAGCGCTACGCGACAGGAAGTGAAATGGGAAGGTATCGTTCATACGGACAACTTGATGACCAGGTTCAATCAGAAGGTGATCGTGGATTTCGGGGGATAGATTCCTACAAAGAGAAGACAAGTCTAGAAGGTGGCTTCGTTGAGAAGTCCGAGAACATGCGTTTGATTGGTGACCTTGCTGAGACACGCAAGGGCATCGACTTCCTTGCAGGAGCAGTCACCCTTACGTACAATGGAAGCGATGAGAGATGCTTTTGTGCGACTTTGTTCAGCGACCCTGCAACGGGTGTAGAATTCGTAGTAGTTGCCACGAAGTCCAAGGCAATCATTTGGAATGACTCGAATAACTCAGGCATCGCGATTGACTACCCTGGTTCAGAAGTAGTCGCAGCAGGAGACGGTGCATCTTTTGTACAGTCGATGGAGAAGTTGATTTTGTTTCGTGGCAAGAACAAGACCCCGTTGGAATGGGATGGTGATTATTCAAGCCCGACTGACTTCGTAGTCAAAGCAAACGCTTCACCTGGTGCGGGTAGGATTCAATGCCCGAATACTGACTATGGTGTATTCTTTAGGAATCGTCTAATTATTCCACAACCAACGGATTCAGCTTACTCGTTGATAATGAGTGATTTGCTAGACACAGACAACTACTATGCCGCAGAATCGCAATTCAGAATCTCAAAGGGTTCAGCCGATTTTCTCGTAGGCTTTTTTCCGTACCAAGAAGATCAGTTAATTTGCTTTTTGAGAAATTCCATCCATATGATTAATAATGTTGCAACTACCTCTGCATCAAACACTTACGAAATAACAAGACAACATGGTTGTGTGGCACGCAAATCAATTGCACAGTCTGGGCCGCAAACATTCTTCTTGTCGGATAACGGAGTTATCGTCCTTAGTCCTGGTACTGACCCCGCAAAAGGCTTGGGGGTAGCTATCAGTAAAGTATCGGGTGAAACAATTCCGATGTCCCGACAGATCCAAGATCAGTTTGCTGACGTCAATTTTGACCACGCTGACAAGTCATGCGGAATCGTGTATGATAATAAATATTATTTGGCCTGCCCTACACTTAGTTCTTCCGTACCAAATGCCGTATTTGTGTACGACCTAATTTCGAGTTCTTGGATTAGCGTAGATAGCTACCCCGCAATGTCGGGTAGTCTAGCGTTCCATGTAGACGATTGGGTGGTATGTATGCACGACAATGGGGTTGACCCACCTAGACGCAGACTCTTCGCGTGCAACGACACGGGATGGTATCTCATGGAGGAGAACACGATTGACGATAGTGGACGCAAGATCGGGTCCACCTCGGAATCGGGAACTACTGCAATAGCCGGGAAACTCGTCACCCGTGCCTACACGCTTGGCAATCAAAACGTCAAACGATGGAGGCGTGGCCAACTCGGAGTAAACACGGTTGCATCTGATGCGTTTAACATCAAAGTCAATACGCTCGATCCTGACAAGTCCGAGACTGTTCTGAGCCACACGGCAGACTCAACGGAAGAAGCACTCTTACGCTTCGGTACGGGACGCACACGGGGGTATGGTGCGCAAGTTGAAATCAACGTCACAGCAGGAACCCCGTCCTTTCGTCACGTCTCCTTGGACGCAATTGCAGATGGACTGAACATCAGAACGGAGGTTGCATAGTGGCCATCTCTGCATCAGTAACGCGCGGGTTTACGTACGCTACGGGGGTGGACATAACTGCCGCTAATCTCAACGAACTCGGAGTACCTACCGTGACCATTGACGAATCAAACGTGAGCATCACGGGAGGCACCATAAGCGGGTTGTCTTCACCTATTGCAATTGCAGATGGTGGGACCGGCAGCGCAAACGCAACTGCCGCCAGGTCAGCACTAGGAGTTGGCACACTGGGAACCCAAGCGAGTGGTGCCATTGCCGTTACGGGTGGTACAATATCCGGTACAATAATGACGCTCAAATCCTATGCAGTGAGTGGTGTACCCTCCGCATCACCCGCAGGGCAAATGATCTACGTCACGGATGGAAACGCAGGGGCCGCAACCGTTGCAGTCTCAGACGGATCGGCATGGAAAGTAGTAGCGTTGGGAGCAACGATAAGCACATGAGTAAGATACCTACATTACGCAAAATACAAGACGCAGACCTCAAGGAGGTGGTCGCACAAGCGGCAAAAGATGATAATGACAATATGCAGTTTCCGTCTCACGTTGTCCTCAAAGACGGTGAAATCGTAGGTGGATGGCAGATTGCTCAGATGCCCCTAGTGCTTGCTTGGCATCACACTAAAAAAGTAAATGCCAAAGACTCGATGATCATAAACTCTACAGTAGAATCTATGATGTCCACAATCGGAGTCAACCAATGGTTCATGGCTTGCAATAGTCATAGTCCATTTATGGGTCACATGGAAAAATTCGGCTTCAATCCGATTTGGCCAACCAACATTTTTCACAAAGAAATATAGGAGAATAATAATATGTGCGGTT